ACACACATATCAATAAGACCATCAACTATTTCTTCTGCATTGCCATCTTTGATAGCTGCATTCGTTTCATCGACTTCTTCTTGAATCATTGCCATACGAAAAGCAATATACTTTTTCATAAGTTCTTTATTATCTTTGTTCTCATACTGCCAATCATTCACACCAAACTTGGCGTGCATATCAGCAATATCCATTACCCAATCAGCTGACATCTTCGTGATCCATTACTAAGTTCATCATATCAATTCTATCTTGAGCTGTAGCCATTTTATCTAGTTCAAGCTGTATTGCTTCAACGACATCACTATGTTCGCCGATACCTACTGGCTGATTTAAATATACAAGTATATTTGTTTTGGCTAGCTCTTGTTCGCCATGCGCATGCATACGAACAGCTTTATCTATTTGCTTTCTCATTGTATCTCCTTTTGTATATTATACAACATTTTTTATTATATGTAAACACTTATTATCCAAAAATATCTTCTAAATTAAATCTTGGTTCTATGCTCCAACCAATTGCATTGAATATATCTTCGAGTGGATCGATAAATGTTTTCTTGAACTGCATATCATAGTCTACATACATATGCAGCTTGAGTTCGGTTGGTAAGTATTGTGGGAAAGATATGACGTTTTCTTTGATCATATTTGGTAATTTAAGATAACAAAACTTAATCTTTTCACCTTGCCTTATGAGCTCATGTTTCTTTGTTAGACCGGCATCCTTGATTGCTTTATTATATAGTAAAGAACCACGGACGTGGATCGGTGTAGCCTTCTTATATATCGTCTTACGATCACTGAATTCTGATAGTTTAGTTACACCACGTGGAAATGATACGTTTTCAGGTGGCAGACCTTTGAATTCTGTTTTAAATGCTTTGATAAAGTTCTGAGTATTCTCTTCTGTATCTGTCACAATCATCTTGAATATTTCTTTGAATTTATCACGGCAGACTTCTGGCGTAGATGATTTGATAGCTTCAATGCCCATGATCTTAAGCTTTGGTTCTTTATATTGTACACCTTCAGAGTTATGTACATTGAGAATATAACGTTTCTTTGCAGTCCAAATACCTTTATCGGCAATCACTTCACGTTCCATAACCATACGATTTACATAGGCATTCTTTTCAGTTGCTAGCTTATCGTATGCAGCATTCAAAGCTTTTGTGAAATGATCATTACAAATTGAGTCAAGTGTTTTGACTATGTCTTTTGGTTTGAGTTTATCTACAAGTGGACCGAAGTTAACATACAATGAATCAGTATCGATAGCAATAACATAATCATCATCAGTCTTAAGTATCTTATTCATCTCTTCATTCATAGCTGTTTCTGCAGTCAGAATAGATAATTGACCAGATGTTGTAATCGCTTCGGCTACAGACTGATCAAAGTATCTGAAATACTTATTGCCTAGTGCACCATACAAAGAGTTAAGTAAGATCTTAATGGCCATCTGTCTGTTCTCAAGACGATTGATCTCACGTTCTATCTCATCAGATGGATTACGCTGATTCTCTTGCATTGCAGCAAGCATCGCTTTCTTAACAGCTTTACGTTCATCAGAATAGTTAATAATGATACGTGGCAGCATGCCTTGAAACTTCTTAGTAAATGCAGCACCATTGGCTGCAACACACACATCACCTTTTGTACTCGTAACAAGAGTCTCTGGCGACATATTATATTGCACAATGAGGTTTGGATACAGACTATTCAGATCGAATGATACGACCCAGTCATGTGATCCTACGTGTGGATCTTTTACATAGCCACCTGGATATGGACCTTTGAACTTTTCTACATTAGGAGGTGGAGCAATCTTACGATTATATAAATCACGATATATGATTGAATCCCATATAGCAGTCGTGCCCATGACATCAGTATAGTTAACACCACCCTTGTATGCCATAGTCATAACAAGTTCGATGAGACCCATCTTCTCGTCAATACGTTCAACAAGTTCTACGTCTTTGATATTATAGTCAATAAACTTTTGATGATCATTCTTATATAATGTATGTAGATTACCATGTTCTTCATATGATAGTTTCTTTTCACCTACAACTACATAAGCAATATGATCTAGTCTATATGATTCTTGTGGGCCATATGAGTAACCAAGCTTCTTAAATGTCTGTAGATAATCGATAATCATAATACCGTATATCTCATAGTATTGCTGAGTGCCGCCTATCATAGCTTTTGCCTGACCTTCACGTAACCATTTCCATGGTGATAAGTTTTTAGCAGCAGCCATTGTACCAATACGAGCAATACGATTAATAAGATATGGCATATCAAAGAACTTTACATTCCAACCAGTAATAACATCAGGGTGATCGTTTGTCCAATACTTAAGGAAACTTACAAGCAATGCTTCTTCACTAGCACATTTACGATATTGTACTGGTGCACCGTCTGCAGGTGTATAGTCACCTAGACCCCATACGTGGTAGATACTAGACTTACTGCTTTTCAATGCAATAGAAATAATAGGATGCTCGGCTACATCAGGACTTGGGAAACCATCGTCAGATGCAACCTCAATATCGATGTTGACTATATTAACTAATCGTTTCTTAAACTTTATTTCTTCTGGAAACTTATTTGTAATGAACTGCTGTACAAATCGTTCGTTACCATAGATTTGAGTACCGGCTGTATTCTTCATACGATCATAGAAATCTTTTGCAGACTTCATATCATCAAATTCCATAGGCATAAGTGGCGTACCATCTAATGCTTTCCAGTCTGTCTTCTCACGTGTAGGTACGTAGAATGTAGGCTGAAATTTGTATTTGTGGCTGATCTTTGCGCCGCTATCATTGTATCCTCGATAGAGAATAGAATTACCTAGCTTTGCAACGTTTGTGTAAAAGCTCATATATTTTCCTTTATTATAGGAATATTATATCACGATTTTAAGGGTATGTACACCGTTTTTATTGAATTCCACCATCATAATTACCAAATCCCCAGAAGCGTTCTTTACACCACCAACATTGTCTACATGGTGCATCTGGTATGTCTGCTATGCACGATGCTGTAATATTAGCAAGATCCATAATACCTTGATATCGATATTGTAATTTGACCCATCTCTTATCAACTGCACCAAGTGGTACAACAGGAGTGGTTTTAGAGAATTCTATTAGTTCTTCTGATGTAGGATCTGCATTTGGTATCGTATGTTGATACATATTACTCGGACGATAATTAGCAGGCATTCCTTGAGTAGTTCCACGCACTATGTGAGGAAGATCCCACAGTTCTTTCATAGTGTCATAAAACGGTCGATGATATACTTCTTTTGATGTATCATCTGTTAAATGATATTGTGTTATATGAAGAGAGATTGGAACGTTTGGATATTTTCTTTGTACATATTCAACAACGCGTTGAGCTACTATATCGCTTTGTTGATGTACATATGAAGTATCATGGCCATGCAAGCAATGTATTTCAACTGGTTTGATACCGTAAAATGTTCTATCACTTACCATCTTTGCAAAGAGATATAACAAGAGAGCAGAGTCTGCACCGCCTGAAAGCGATAGACCTATGTTCTCATTATCAGGATATGTATCGAAATAATGCATTGCACTCCATAAAAAAAGGTAGACCATTATAGTCTACCTTTATTGTTACCACACTATATGTGGATTGTGTCTTAGTTTCTCTAGTCGTCTTTCAAGATCACACATATCTGTTGATTGAGATAAGTATTCTTCATGAAGATCGATTTTGGGAAACGTTAGCCATTTAATCAATCGTTTTATCATTTGATAGGATAACCTCGTAAGCTTTTTAGATCGTGATTGCATAGTGCATTAAAAACTGTATCTACAGATTCTCGTCTGTATTCAGTTTGTTGTAGCATTCGTGCAATTTCCATATTAGCTGTTCGTTGTCGTCCCGCTTGAATTGATTGACCGAAACGTTTGAAAAGCTTACTGATGCTTTTCATTGAGTTGCTGACGTGTGTCATGTTTGGATTCCTCGTTTTTACCAATGTTGATTTTACGAGGACGCATTTCTTCTGGGATGACGATCTTCAAATCAATCGCTAGAACACCATCCACGAGATCTGCTCCGTGTACTTCTACGTATTCCGACAGCCTAAAGGTGCGTCTAAACTTCTTCGTGGATATACCTCGATGAATGAACTCTCTACCTTTAGAGATGTGTTCCCCCTTCACTGTCAGTGTACGTTCTTTGA